GAGATATAAGTGTTTAGGCAATGCGGTTACAACAAACGTAATTGCAGAGATAGGCAGGAGGTTACAGCAAGCGCCAAGCAAGCTCCCAGATGACTTGACAATATTATAATAAATGGTACAATAGTAATGTAAGCGGAATAGCGTTCCGCAACTTTATTTTAGGCGAGTAGGCATATATGCTGTCTGCTCGTCTCTTTTTATATACAAAAGGATAAGTATGTCGACGGAGAAAAAGAAAAATGGTCGCCCACCAATATACGATAATCCAACAACACTACAAAGAAGAATAGATGCATACTTTAAGCGCGGCATAACTAAGCGCACAGTAACCATAGGCCCTGCAAACAATAAAACAACAATTCAAATCCCGGTTCCTACTATAACAGGTCTTGTATTATACTGTGGGTTTTGTGATAGGCGGAGCTTTTATGCTTATGAAAAGAAGCCAGAGTTTGGTTACACCATAAAGGCCGCAAGAACAAGAATCGAGAGAGAATACGAAGAAGCGCTGCAAGGCGGGTTAGGATCAGGCGCCATATTCGCTTTAAAGAACTTCGGTTGGGTAGATAAACAGGAAATAGAACATTCAGGCAATGTTAAACTCACAAAAGAGGTAATAGATGCCAGAGTTGCAAGAACTAGAAAAGCCCTCGCTATATAGTGATGAGCAGATAGCGGCAGATGATAATCAGAAAGCACTGATTAAAGGCAGTCCTCTTAGGATGGTGCTAGGAGGATATCTCCATATCAAGACAAAGGGCGGAGATATGGTTCCGCTTGACCTCAACACCACTCAGACCAAGATATTCGATAAGATCGTAGAACTCCGCAAGTTAGGTAAGCCTATCCGGATATGGCTCTTAAAGTACCGCCAAGGTGGTGTATCAACCTTGATAGAGAGCATTATCTACGCTCTAACCTCACAGCAGGATAACATAAACTCCCTTATAATGGCAGATGAGAAGGAACACGCGAATAACCTATTTGAGATGTCAAAGCTATATCAGGAGAAATTAGAGGAAACAGATGCTCATCTACCGCCAGAACTCAAGAAGTCAAACGAAAAGAAACTAGAATTTGAAGGTACACACTCGCAGATCATAATAGCCTCCGCGGAGAACACAGAAGCAGCCAAATCTCATACATTCCAGCTTGTACATTTGAGTGAGGTCGCGTTCTTCAGGGATTTAAAGACAGTATTATCGGATCTAAACCAGACTGTACCGGGGCTTCCCGGGACTATGATATTAGGTGAGACCACAGCAAACGGTATGGATGAATTTTATAGGCAGTGGTTAAGAGCAATAGAAGGTAAAACAGACTGGCTCCCTATGTTCTTCCCCTGGTTTGAGATGGATGAATACTCCATGCCGGTAGAGAACGGCCAGCTGTACCCCCTTGAGGGCATCAATTTTGACGCAGATACCTCGATTCAGACCTTTGAGCAGGAAGAAGTGGCATTAAAGGCAGAAAACAACCTCACCGATGAACAGTTAAACTGGCGTAGACACAAGATTGTGAACGGTTGTCAGGGCGAATTGAACGTATTTAAGCGTGAATACCCGGCTACATGGCAGGAAGCATTCGCTATGAGTGGAGAACTCTTCTTTGATCGTAAAGGCCTAGACAAGCAAATAGAGAAACGCCCCATAGCCCAGGGAGAGATATTCTTCCAGAACCTCAAATGGGAGTGGCGAGACCTCAAGCATGGTAGAATACAGCTCTATGAGCGCCCACAGGCCGGTGAGCAGTACATTATAGCCGGAGACGCATCCGAAGCCGTAGGATTAGATGAAGCCGCTATAATAGTGCTTAATAAGCGTTTAAACACCACCGCTGCACAGGTAGTCGGCCAGATAACTCCAGAGGACTTAGCACAGATAGAGATAGCACTAGGTAATTTCTTCAATCAAGGCCTAATAGCCCAAGAGAGCAAAGGCTATGGATACCAGGTCAATCAATTAGTATATGCCTCATACGGGAATATATACCATAAGGTGATTAATAAAGACGGTATAGACGTAAAGACAGACGAACTAGGTTTTAACACCACATCAGTCACTAGACCCTCAATGTTGGCACAAATGGCAGAGGAAATCAAGAACAACTCCACAATACTCAACTCAAAGGAACTCTTGTCAGAGTGTCGGACATTTATTATAAAGAAGGATAAAGTTGGCAAGGTAACAAAAATCGAGGGCCAAGATGGTTACCAGGATGGCTTAATAGTGGCCAGGGCTATCTGTTCTTACGTCCGCAATCAGTATCCATACAAAGCTATCAATACTAAAGATACACACGCAAAGCAGAAGGCTTTAATAGCTGAACGCAAGCAGAAGAGGAGTTTTTGATGCCAGAAGAGATTATTAAAGACGTCAAATTTGAGATAGAGCACAAGAGCGCATCAGATAAGAAGATGAAAGATGAAGGAATACCCGTTTACATGGAGAAACTGGAGCTATCTGATGACCAGAAGAAGCGCGCTACTAAAGAGATAAGAGCCGAAATCAAGATAATCCAAGAAGAGCGTGACAAAGACCAACTTGAAAAGAAATGGCAGGCGCTAGATAATCAATATGAAGGCGAAGTAACAGATGATGACCTAGCCCAATTCAACCTCAATAGGAATGTAACCAAGGTCAAGATAGACAATATAGTCACATCATGTAATGAGGCGTTCTTTGAATCAGACCCTATGTATGCGGTCACTCCAAGACCTGAATACGGCAAGAATAACATAGATGTATGCGAGAAACAAGAGGACTTCCTAGACTATAAGGTGGATAACCTGCCATTTATGCCTGAATTAGACCTTGTGTACCACTCTGCCGCGGTAAAAGGAACAGGTTGGTTAGAGATATTCTACGATATTAAGCGTGAGGACCGCAGAAGAGAAGAGTCCTACGAGTCCAAAATGGAGCAGGTAGACGATGGACAAGGCAATATGACTATGGTCAGCAGAGGTTTAGAGGAGTTCTTATCTAACTGGCCAGACGCAGCGATTGACCACCCAGGCTATATTAAGAGACTTATGGCAGGCAAGGACATAGAGTTCGTAGCAGATTATAAGGAAACTATCTATAATGACCCCAGACCCAAGTATCATGACATCAAGGACATATATGTAAGATTAAAGACAGATGGGCTTGAGGGTTTAAAGACTACCAGACTGATAGCCATAAAAGAGAATTTCACCTATTGGGAGCTTAAACGTGAAGAGACAGATGGCAAGTTCTATGATATAGACAAACTCGTACTTAAAGAGGACGGCAAGCGCCCGGACAACTTTGAGACAATGGACTTTGATATATTCAAGTGTACTTATTACTTTCGCATGAAGGAAGATGACGATAAAGAGACCAAGATAGTATGCTGGCTCGCAGAGGAAAAGAAGATAATCATAGGCTCAACCCTGTATCCGTACTATTCTGTAGGGTGTACTCTGATACCTTTCTATGTAAAGCGGAAACTTAAAGGTATCTATCAGCCAGGCGTAGCAGAGGATATGACAGACAGCAACCTAGCAGAGAACGCTATACTCAATATGACCTTAGAGACAGCTTATATAAACAACACCGTAACCCCGATAACTAAAGACGCAGAGACCCAAGCGCAGTTTCTAGAGAAGAGGTTTGCTCATGGCGTACCAATAGAGGCAGACGCAAATAGTATAGACTTCCTTCAAAAGTATATGAAACCGGCTGATATAGGTGGATTATTAAGCCTTATGCAATATTTAGTGCTAGGAGACGATCAGGTAAGCCGTGTGTCAAGCCTTATGAGCGGGGCAGAGAGTCCATTTGACCCTAATGCACCAGCAAGAAAAACTATGGCGCTCTTACAGCAATCAGGTAGAGGTGTTATGGACTATGTAAAGCATCTGTTACCGTCATTTAACGAAATAGGCTATATCTTACTAGCGATGTACTTCCAGATGTCTAAGCAAGGCAAGGCATACGCTCCCAAGCCTGAGAGGATAGTAGGAGATAACCCATTCGCCACGCTAAATCGTAATGAAATGGTAGCCAGGACTAACATTCAAGCACAGGCATTTGCCTTCGTAGAGGATAAGGTAAATGAGAAAGTTCTTGACCTATCGCTATATCAAGCAGTAAGGCAAGAGCCATTGATAGCCAAGAACCCAGATGCGGTGCATTTCCTATTAAAGACTCTAGTAGAGGGATGGAGCAAAAAGTGGAAAAATGCCGCTTTAAAGGTAATTCCGTCCATGGAGTCGTTTAAAAAGATGCAACTTGAGGCAGCGCTCAACGGCGTAGTAATGTATGCTAATGGCGTGTTGCAAGAGTCAAAGACGACTGGGGTGGAACCTGAATTAAAACCAGAAGAGTTGCTTAAAGTAGTAGCAGATTTGCAGAGTCAGCTTGTAAGCCCCGTATCAGAAGAAGTGCAAAAAGAAAGAGATAAACAGGGTGCTTAAAATAATACATAAACGAAAACCGTGTTCAGAAAAAACTAAGAAAAAGATAAGTATTGCTAACAAAGGCAGGGTATTAACTAAAGAGCATAAAACAAAAATATCAATTAACAACGGGAAGGGCTTTCTGGGTAGATGCCATACACAAGAGTCGAAGCAAAAAATGCATGATGCCCTTAAGGGCCGCAAAGCCTGGAATAAAGGTATTAAGGGCCAGCGCCTTTCTCCTGCAACAGAGTTTGGAAAAGGTCATAAACCTTGGAATTGGCAAAATGGCATCTCAAAAACAAAAGAACGTAAGAGCCTTTATGCTAAAACTGCTAGATGTAAACGCAGAAAGATAGGAAGATTATCAGTAAAAGCAATTCAGCTTGTGTATGAGGACAACATAAAACAATATGGCACATTGACTTGTTATCTGTGCTTACAACCTATAGAGTTTGGGAATGATAATTTAGAACATAAAACACCTATTTCAAGAGGTGGCACGAATGAATATAACAATTTAGCGGTAGCTTGCCGTAGGTGTAACAGCAAGAAGCATACTAAAACAGTAGAGGAGTTTAAAAATGTTAAAGCGTAGAAACCCTTATGAACCCATGTCGGTTAAAGAGAGTTTAGCCAAAGAACAAGACCGCAAAGACATAGCCCAGAGGATAGATACAGTAACCAAGCAGGCCGCTGAATGTCTGGATGACCCTAAATTCAAGAAATACAAGGATGAGTTTGAGGCTATGCGTAAAGATGTATTCAAGAAATTAGAAGAGCCTATGTATCCAGACCCTATACAAGACGCGCATTATATGAGAAGTTGCATAAATACCATATCAATATTAGACAAAATCATAACCAAGCCTGAAAAGGACACAAGGAGGTAATATGTCACCACTTAGAGATGGTAGCGGCCCCGCAGGACAAGGCCCACGGACAGGTAGAGGATTAGGAAACTGTAAGCCAGGCACTAGAACCAGAAGAAAGCGCAAGGTTCCCGCAGGCGCAGGCAGAGGTCAGGGCTTTGGTGGAAGGATGAATACACAATGGACGTAAATAACAAACCCCTAAGCATAGAACAGGCAGGTAACTTCCTTAAAGATAAGGTCAAGACTATGCCTGAAGATACTAAGAAAGAGGCTAAGAAACAGCCTATATCAGTAGCGCCAACAGGGGATAGGATAAAGTACCTTATGTATGGTATAACTATCCTGACGGACGTCTCAGATGCCATTAAGAACAGATGGTGCAATCTTACCGAGAAATCAACAGGTATGTACTCTACTAAAGAGGTATGCCAGATGTTACGTAGGATATTAGTATTAAGAATAAACGGGTATACAATAAAGAACATAGCGCATCATCTAAAGGCAACAGAGGTAGAGGTATTACAGTCTGAGAGCCTAGCAGTAGCAGCAATAAAAGAGAACATCGAAAAGAAGAAGAATAACGGTGTACCTATATTGGGAGGTTCGCGTGGCTAAAACACTACAATTCAGATGTCCTTTATGCAATAGATTACTCATTAAATGGGAGGTAGGCTCTGAAAAGTGTATATATAAGGTAATAGAACTCACCGCAGATGGCAGGACACAATGCACCAAGTGTCAAGTAAAGCTGATATTCAAAGATAGTAAGTTTATAGCAGATACCGAGAAAGAACCATCTAAACAGGAGCAAACAAGCGACACCCTTGAATAGTTCAAGGCTCGCTCACATATAGAGGCACCCACATAGTGGCCCTCAAGATAAGGAGATAGTACAATGGCAGACGTAAAAATAGACAAGGCAACTCTTGAAGCACAGGAAACTCCATTGACAGAAGAGCAGAATACAGCTATAGCATTGGCTGCAATGAAAGAAGTTGATGATGGTAAGCCTGCGGTAGAACCGGTAGAAAAGAAACCTGAAGAGGTAAAGCCGGTAGAGAAGCCAGTCGAAGATGAGGGTAAACCTAAAGAGGACGCTCCTAAAGAGGAAACCGTCTTATCTGATGAGGAACTTTTGTCTACAGAGGATGAGGGGCTTTCAGATGTCCAAAAGACAAAGAAAGTTGAACTCGTAAAGGGTATAGATAAAGAGAAAGTGCGCATTAAGCAAGAAGAAGATGACTTAATCGCCAAAGAGGACGCAGACCTAAGCGATGAGGATAAGACCAAGAAGGCAGATATAGTAAAGGCCAGAGAAGTTACCACGGCCAAAGACACCGAAACAGAGATAAAAGCCTATGCCGAAGAGCATAAGGTAACTGAAGATGAAGCTCGCGCAGACCTTGAGAGCATAGCCAAAATCCAGGAAAAGTATAAAGACGACCCGAAGCAGCTTGCAAAGGCTAACCTTCACCTACAACGCCTTTATTCAAAGACCGAAGAGGACGCTAAGACTCAAAGGAACGCGACACCTCCGCAGGAAGTTACCATAGATGCCGTAGAGAAGGCAATGGCAGATGGCGAAATAGTTATCGATGGCAAGAAAGTGTCTCAAGAAACTACTATAGAGGCCTATCGTAAGGCTTATCCTGATTTGACAGAAGAACTTGAGGACAGTAAAGTCCTGAAACTTGCCGCTAAAGACTTCAAGCAAGCAATAGATAAGCGGTCAGTACAGGCCAATGTCCAAGTATCTGTCAAGGCACAAGAGAAACGATCCTCAATGTACGACTCTATCTCCAAAGCAGACGAGAGGTTTATCCCTGATGCAAAGTCGGTCATTGAAAAACTATCTGATGCACAGGTAGCACATGATACGTTTGATGTAAATACTTATATTCAATACGTTAAAGGTAATGTCTATGACTCTGATATTAAGAAGATATCAGATGAAAAGAAGGACTTTGGCGCAAAAGAGTATAAGCGAGGACTTCAAGAAGCCAAGATACTGGGTACTAAACGCGCTCCTGAAGGCAAAGCACCGGTCAAGGGAACTACGGCATTAACCGATGTACAGAAGAAACGTGCAGAGGAGATGTTTGATAACCCGGATATCACAAAAGAAAAGGCTTATGAACTATACGCAGATTATTTAAAGGATGAAAAACAAGGAGATTAAAAATGCAAGATGGAAAAAATTTAAGATATGGCCAGGTTAAGGGCGGTGAGGTAAGCTATGAGCATATCCTCGCAGCTTCACAGACACTAGTGGCCGCAAGTGGTAAGTTTGTAGCGAGAACAGGCAATGGTACAGACACAGTTACTCTATGTGATGGCCACACGCATATTCTCGGTTGGATGGTAGTAGAAGCTATTGCTAGCACAGCAGGTACTGAAAAGCGCAAGATTATATGCGATTTAACAGCAGTATTCAGACTCCCCATAAATTCAGGTACATATACACACCTGATGAAGGGCAAGACCTGTGACCTTGATGTTTCAAGCGATATCCAGGGCGCAGCTTTAGATGACACAACTGCTGACCTTATAGTAATTGTTGACGGTGACCTAGTAAATCAGAACTGGGTTGATGTTATGTTGAACCCTAATGCAATGCACGCAGTTGATACCACAGTAACTTAAGGTATAGAACGATAGAGCAATAAAGCTATAAGTAGTTAAAACTAAAGGAGATAGATAAAATGGCTGGACTAAGAGCGGATCAGACAGCTTTATACCTTGCAGATATGTATAAAGCAGAGCGTGAAACATATAAGGAAATAGAAACAAAATACAACCAAGTATACAAGGTTGTAAACAGTGTAGAAGGCGCAGGCGATAAGTCTACGCAGGTATTAGGCGCAGGCAAACTCAAGAGACACACCACAGATGGTGAGGACATTACTTTCAAGAGCCCTGTAATTGGATGGGAATTCTTAGTAAAGTATTGGACGCTCAGCGATGGCATATCACTATCTAAAGAAGCAGTAGAGGATACCAGAAAGCTCGGTAACCTCTTGAAAGACCTTGCCGGTACTTGGGGCAAGCAGGTAAGAATATGTAAAGAAGAGATGGGCGCGAGACCTTTTAATGAAGGTGGAAATCTATCAGGTGACTGGATACTTAACGGTACGCATACAGGTCAGACAGACTCAAGCGGTGACTTGCCTTATGACTCCGCAACAGGTCTTTTCTGTCTTACAGGTGCATCAACGAAGCACGTTTCAAAGGGTGGTGGAGAATATTTCAACTCCGTAGCGGGATTAACATTATCACCTGCTAACTTTGAAACTCTTTACAATCTTCATACCACGACTAATAACCGTGATGAGAGAGATAACATAGTAAAGAACCCTGTGGATACACTTCTAACAAGACCAGGCTCTAACTTCTTTCTTGCAGAGAGAATCCTTAACACTGAAAGAGGCTTGCCAGGTGGGCAGTTGAACGATGTAAACCCATACTACAAGATTCTAACAGCTATGAATTGGGATTACCTAGAGTCAGCAGAAGCCGACTTCTACATAGGCCAGAAGCAGTCAAGTGATTGGCAGTTTAGGGAAAGACAGGCACCAGAAATAAGGTTCTTCAGAGATGAGACAAACTTAGGATATAAGACTTCAATCAATATCCGACAGGGCATCTTAATTAAGAACTGGAGAACATGGTCAAGAGCTGGCGGAACATCTGCCTAAAGGATAAACAATGTTTCCTGATACTATATTTGGGATATGTCAAGTGTGCGGAGCGAACGGTGGCGATCAGTCAGTGGATTTAACAGATGCTGACGCTTCTGCTCGTGATGCTGTAGGTAATGGCGTGGTCTTAGAGAAGTACAAAGGGAAACTTATGTGTCCTGTATGTATCAACGAAGCTAAAGCCGATGCTACGAGTCTGCAAGATACAAAGAAACACGCAGCCTCAGAGAGATTTAGAGATAAGGCAGGCTTTGTAAACACAGTGGAGGACTAAAATGGCAAGGAAGAAAGAACAAAAAGACGAGGTTGCAAAAGAGCCTAAAGTCAAAAAACCTGAAGTCAAAGAGCCTATTAAAGAGCCTGTAAAAGAGGCTCCTGCAACAGGCCCTAAGTGGATAAAGGTTACATTTGATGAAATGAACAAGCTCCAGGATGAAGGCAAGCTCATGGGTTATAAGCCAAGCACAAGCGAGGCATTGGTAAAATAAAAGGAGAAAAAAGATGTACGGAAAACTGAAAGGAATAATAGCTTTACTTGTTATTACCTCTTTCTGCTTTTTACAGGTGCCTGCGTTTGCGGCTATGACTGATGAAGCAGTATTAGGTAATGATAGGTGGAGAGTAACAGAGGATGGAGACCTAGTCCCGGGAGCAACTAACACCTACGATTTAGGTAGCTCAAGTTTATATCCTGCTACTATATATATGGGCGGTGTAGGTAAGTCGTCCTGGGGTTCTGTAGTATCCCCTTGGGAAGATAGCGGGACAACCACAACATTGACAAGCGCTCCTACCAAATTTATTCTGACTCATAGTTCAGGCGTATCTAGCTTCACAGGGTACATTGCCGGGGCTGCTGACATAGTGCTAGAAAATGGTCAGAAGATAGATGGTGGGACGAACAACGCCTTTTTACTTACGGAGAACTCTGATACTCTATCATTAACAGCAAGCGGTGATGATTGGGTAGTAGATTCTACAGATGGAGGCGTTATATTTACATTAACAGACGCTACGAATGGTACAGTAGACATCATGGCTAACGACGATGCGGATGATTATATCCAATTCAAAACAGCATCAAACGTACCTACGATAGCAACATTAGGTACAAGTAACCTTGCGATCGTACCAGATGGTGGAACACTCGCCCTTACTGGTATATTGACAGTGAGTGGTGCAGCAACGGTTACAGGTATCCTAACAGCATCGACCACAATAGTTATGGAAAATGCTGAAGAATTAATCAACACCACGAACGGAACCATCTCTATGGCGGGTACTACAAGTCCTATCTTTGATATTTTTGACGAAGGTACAAACAACACAGATGCTATCCTATCGTTAACAGCAGATGCAGGAGCAGATAGCGGCGACACCTGGAGAATAAATTCAGATGGCGGGACAAATAGCCTGTTCTTTGAGAATGACACAGGCGGTTCACAGGCCACCATTCTTACTCTTGCAGGTAACGGCGCTCTTACTACAACTGGTGATGTTGTGGTCGCCGGAACTACTCCTAAGCTGACAATAGGTGATGGTGGTGCTGAGGATGTAATAATCTTATATGATGGAGTAGTTGATTATTACTTAGCCAATGACGATTCTGCAGATGATTTCATTATAGGACGTGGTGGTACTGTAGCGACTACAGAGTATCTAACTTTCCTTAATGACTCATTCCAGATAGTTGTAGGCGATGCTTCTGCGGCAGACTCTGGATTTACATTTGATGGCAATGCAATAGACTTCACCTTTGGTATAGATGATAACGTAGATACAATCTCGCTATCAGTGGGAACTACCTTAGGTACTACTGAAGTGTTCAAATCAGATGGAACGACCATGACTGTCACAGATAATTTGGTAGCAAGTGGTACTCTGACAGCAAGCACTACTTTAACCGCTACAGGTATAGCGACATTTAATGAAGCCGTTGTAATGGGTTCAGAAGATGTTACTACTACCTCGGCTGATCCTGGCCTTGGTACGGCTTCGATTGCAACGCTTGTTACTTTGGTTACTACTGATGCTACTGGTACTGATCCTGATGAGGTTAGTTTGGCAGCAGGTGATGCAGGTCAGTTTAAGTTCGTTAAGTTGGTAGCTGATACAGAAACAGCAGGCCTTGAACTTAAAGCTGATTTTGCTGGTGCTACCGTACAGCTATTGTTTGAAGATGTTGATGATGGAGCGTTACTCGTTTCCGATGGAACAGAGTGGCATATACTCATTAACACAGGCGGTACGGCAAGCTAAACAGTAATATAATTTAACGGGGGGGAGCATAAATAAGCTCCCTCCCTGGGTACACTAAGGAGAAAACTATGAGAGGATTCAAGAAGGATGACGAAAAAGAAACAGTAGAAATGCTCCGCACTCAGGTATCAGAACTTGAGAAAAGGAAAAAAGGGTTACAGTCGGAGATAAAGACTTTCTATCGTAACCATAAGAGTAGGCTTGATTTAGAATACAACACGCTTGTAAGTAAACACGAAAAGGAATACAAGGAACGATCTACCATACTTGACAGAAGAGAATCAGCCATAAAGAAGGGCGAAAACGCTTTATCTAGTAAAGAGACCACATCAAAGGCAAGCCTTAAGGCCATAAAAGATACAGCAGAGGGTAAGGTTGCAGAACTTGATACCCAGATAATAGAGAATAAGAACAAAATAGAAGATATGGAAATAGAGTACAGGGGCAAAAAGGAAGATATTAATAAAAAAGAACAAGACATTATATCAGAGAGAGAGAGTATAAAAGTAAATGAGAAAGCCTTAAAAGACGCACAGACAAGTTTGGTAACACTTCAGAAACATAATAAAGCAGAGGCGATAAGGCTTGATGGACTGATTAAGGAATATGAGGGTAAGGTCAATTATATAGATTTTAAAAAACTGGAAATTATAGAAAGAGAAGAAATAATTGCCAGTAGAGAGTTTGTAATAAGTCAGGACGAGTCGGATGCAACTCACCTGCTTGATAATGCCAAGAAAACTAACGCTAATGCTAAAGCGACAATGGATATTGCTAATAGCGCGAAAGATGCTAACGAAAAAGAGACAGCTAAACTTAAGACAGTTTCAACTAAACTTGATACGCTATCCGAATCATTAAGAGGATTAAGGGATACTCTCGATGAGAAAGAATTAACGCTCAATGAGAGAGATAGATACCTCATACTAAAGACCAGAGCTATAGATAAGAAGATTAAAATACTAAAAGAACTCAGGAAAAAATAGGAAGGATTTGACGCTATGGAAGGCCCTTCAGTAAACACGATAAAGAACTCAAGCAATGTAGAATTAATACCTGTAAAAACCACAGCGGTAGTTTACACACCAAGCATAAGCCTAAAGCAGGGAGAATACTTTGCGCTTATGTACAAAGCTACCTCTGGAGGTAATGTTAAGCTCAAAATAGAGATGGAGGAGTCTTATAAACTCCCTGTCACAGAGGAAGCATCAGATACCTACTGGTCAGTATCAGAGAGTGCAACAGCGATAGAGGCAGCATTAGATGATGAGGACTGGCACATTAAGAAGATAGAACCTATCACAGCACCTTATTTGAGAATAAAAATAACCGGACTGGGAGCGCCAAGTGCTAATGACGCCTCTACAACATTAAACCTTAAACTCGGTATATTAGGATAAAAGGAGAGTATTATGGGACTATATGGGCCAGTAGCAAGAGGCGTTTTAAATTCAGATGGTGGAGAAACAATCACTATCGCAGCAGGGGATACAGTGTATTCAAAGGCATTTAATCTTAAATTTTCCAAGTATTTTGCATTGTTCTACAAAGCCGGCAGCGGTGGGGCTGTTGATTTAACTATTGACCTTGAGCAATCTGATGAGTTGCCTACTACGGAAGGAGCAGCACAGGACGAATGGGTTGTGCCTGAGTCTGGTTCTGCTGTTCATACTAATTTAGCAGATACTAGCCAGCACAGCGAGTCTTTAAGCCCAGTGGCACTGCCTTATGGAAGATTAAAGATCGTAAGCGCAGCAGGTGTAAGCAATACCTTAGTGGCTAAGCTATCAACTCAAGAGCAATTTTGATATGAAAAGATTACTCATCATATTATGCTTATTGAGTATAACATCTTATGTCTCTGCTGAAAGCGGTTGGTCTGGAGATAGTGCTGTAGACATCAAAACAGATACCATATATTTTGATGGTGTTTTGTCCTCTCTTGATGAAAACGTACAGTTAGCTCTTGAAACCATCGATGAAATAGCAGTGGGTGGCCCCGCAGATGCCACATATATCACACAGACCACAAGTAGCGATTTATCCGCAGAACAAGCCCTAACCGGCCTATCAGATGGCATAGTGAAAGTAAATGGCACCACAGGCGTTCTAAGCACCGCGATAGCGGATACTGACTATGATAGCTCTATTACTAATGAATTACAGGATTTATTCTCTATTTTTGCTGTAGCTACCCAAGATAATATAGTAGCTGATGCAAATACAGATACACTGACTTATGTTGGCGCGGGGATCACGGCTATCACTACAAACGCCAGCACAGATACA